CACTGCATTGAATTGTCACACTGTTTGCACTGGCAGCAGTGCTAAGTAACACTGCTGCAAATGCGGTCATAACAAAAGTCTTCATTAATCAATTCTCCTCTGCAAGTTTTTCAAAATAAGACATGGTATCATCATCGTCTTCTTCTGTCACTGATATAGTGGGAGCTGGTTCCTCTGGTGTATCAACAACAGCAATCGTCTCTGGTGAGTCATCAAACGACTTGCCTGTGGTCATCTCAGTGACATTACCAACTGTGGTCACACCAGAGAGAACAACGTCAAGACGCTTCTTCAACTCATCATAGGACTTAAAGTTAGAAGCATCTGTGAATGCAGTAAGAGAATGTTCCTTACCCCACAACTCCTCTAATTTATCATCATCATCAAATATTGCAGATGGTGCCTCAAACTCTGACTTGTCATAGTTCCAGTAACCATCAACCTTACGTAGCTTCAACTTAAAGTTTGCACCTTCCCAGAAATCAAATGGATTTACTGGAGTCTCATCTTCAAATGCAGGCTGCATCGTCTCCATGACCTTATCGAAGATTTTCTTACCAAACCGATAGAGGAATACCTTTCCCTCGTTCTCTGGATTGGCAGAGTCCTTGACAACGTAGATGTTGGAGTAATACTGCAACTTACGTTTCTGTTTACGTGCAATCTCTTTGTCAGATTCTACACCAGAGTTCCAGAGTGCAGAGTTGTGCTCTGACACAGGATCATTCTGACCCACAGTGGTGAGAGAGTTCTCAATGTACCACTGACCTGTTGGACCTTGAAACGCATGGCTCCAAAGTTTTGCCCAAGGAAGTTCTTCACCTTTTGGTGCGGGTAGAAAACGAATGATAGCAAAACCATTACCTGTTTTGTCCATCACTGGCTTCCAGATACGGTCATCTACATATGACTTTTTCTCTTGGGGGGCATTTTCAGACTGAACTGCACCGAGCAGTTTGTCCAAAGAATTTTGTTTCTTTAACGTAGCTAACGACATATTTTTCTCCTTGTGTAATCGTATGTAATCGTATGTTTAAAGTATTTTTAATCTATCACAAAGGTCTGATTTTGTCAAGTACCTTACATTAGAAAAAGCGTTAAATACACTTTTTACACAATCTACCCAATAAAATTGAGTGTCAGTAAACGTATCAAAAACACTACCTAATTGATTTGCCCAACTAACAGTGGCAAACCCTTTAGCATCTTCTGGGAAATAATAATCAGTTCCTTTGTAAATGTTATTTAGGGGTTTATCTGGAGAGTTTAAATCAAACCCAACCAAATACACCTCTTCAGCTCCTTGTTGACATGCAAGGTGAGCTGCAGTAGTTCCCGCAATCCAATTTTTGGGAGACTCAATATTTTTTATTGTGTCGGTATCTTTCACATAGGTAATCCAGATTCCAACATCTTTCTCATCTTTTTTGTGCGGTTTCGTAGGATCAGTTCCAGCAATGACACACTGTTCTGTGTGATTTCCTGTTCTCTCTGTTTTGTGGATATCGGATTCTGATATATCCTGACCCATTAACATCATGTCTGCAATCTCAGCAGGAACAGGATTCCAATCTAAAAACCAACATTGTGACCATTTATGATAACCTGACTGATATATCTCTTGCTGGATACCATAGTCTATGGATACAAGATTATCAACGTGGCCATCACGATAAATTGCATTACAACCCCATGTGGTTATGTCATTAGATTTTTTCCATTGGAAGGTTGACTTTTCACTTGGATTAAACCAAGCTCGAGACTCACCGTTCCCTAAAACTAAATGTCTAGTCACTTATCCTCTCTCTTAATTCTTGCACTCGACTCTCTAAAACTCCTAGAGTCACCTTTAGAGCTACATTTTGATCATTAATAACATCAGTTAATCTACTTTTAAATACAGCAATTTCTTGCATCAAAACAATAATCTTATCGACAGTAATTATATTACTCTCATTATTATACGTCACGTAGTGCCTCCCATGAGTTAGGAAATAATTCTTTTGCGAGATCATCAATTTGATTCGCAATTATTTGGGTTTCAAATTGAGTGTCTGGTTTGCATCGTAGGTTGCATACACGGGCAAATGCATATAGTGTGCCACTCCAATACCACTCAGTAGACATTGATTGTGGTAAAACTATACGAGCTTGTTCTGGTGCAACTCCCTTACGGAGAAGATACTCGTATGTCCACTTTGCAGACTCACAAAGAGATTTGTATTCATCAATCATTCTGTTTTTCGGATTGATATCAATCACTTTATCAGAAGAACCTTGTTTCGAGTTTTCTGGTTTACCTCTCCACTCATCTGGTTCATAGAACTCAACTTCATCATCAACATACCGTCTGGACACTTCATTCCAAACCAAACCGACTTGATGTTTTACCAACTGTCTTGCAACGAACACAGGAGCCTTAATGTGAAACTGCATAGATGCATGACCAAAAGGACTCCAGTGATTATGTTTTGCAAGATACTTGATAAGTTTCTCATCACCTACTTGCAAGTATCCTTCAACTGGACCTACGTCTGGTATAGAATCCCATTCTGATTCTTTTGCAAAAGAGACACGAGCAGCGTTCACTACTGACAAGTCACTACCCATATGATCAACTAATCTAACTTCCATTATTCATGCTCCCCGCCAGGATCACCTTCTGGGAGATCAACCCGTTTTCCATTTACCCATATACTACCTCGACTACGGCCCATACTGTGATAACCCTTGACAAAATTAAATGACTGTGGACTACGTTTTGCAGTCTCAAATGCAGCAACCGTGAGAACAATCCCTGCAATAAATGCAAGGTGTGCAACTGCACTTATTCCAAACACTGTCCAGCTACTCACCATCAACGCAAAAACGATACACCACATCCATGCAAGAACCTGTAATACAAAGTGTCTTACCTGTAGGTCTTGGATATGTCGAAGTGGGTTATGTTTGGCATTCATAACACCGTTCCACGAATCATAAATAAATTCCCTCATCGTCTACTCCGTTTCCTCTAAAATCTCTTCAGAGGCTTTTACCCACGCTTGTATGCCATCATTGTCCTGATAAAGAGGATGGTGTTTGAAATTATCCACAACCCACTGACATTGGTCTGAACTTTTACCATGATATGTAAGACAATCTTTTACAGTTGACATAAATCTTTCCTCAAAATGGTGCCGCCGGAAGGAGTCGAACCCTCGACCTGCTGATTACAAATCAGCCGCTCTACCAACTGAGCTACAGCGGCATTCCATTTATCCCCGTTTCTTGAAACGGTCATGCCTACGAGGAGAATACCCCTTAGGCCATGAAGGTTGACGTGATGCGAGTTTCTTAACCCGCTCTGCCAACTCATCGTTGGTTCTCACCAACTCAGCATTGTCAAATTGCAATGCCTTGATTTGGTTCTCAAGAGTAACAACCTTGCTCTCAAAAAAACCTTGTTCTCTTTCGGCGGGATTGCCGTCAAGATGTACAGTGACTTCCATTAACTGGACTCCTCTATAAGTTTCAATAATTTCATTCTATACTTATCAGTGTTAATTGTCAAGAACCCTTTGTAATTATTCATAAGTTTTTTTACATCGGGCCACACAAAGTCATCCCATTCTAACTCCTTTTTCCATTTTTTACTATACTCTACTAGATCATCTAACACGATCATAGTCTCTAAAGAAATTCTTTTACCCATGTACTCCTTTAAAAGCAGTGGGTGTTGATTATCTTTACACTCAAATAGTGGTTCAAAGTTTTTGACAAATGGCTGCATCTCTTGAGAAAATATCTCATAGAACATTGCTCTCTTGTTCATCCAAGTTTCGTAATTTTTGTCAGTGAAGTTTGCAATATAACCAGAACGGTCATGAATAAAGTTTGATACAAAGTAGTTGAGAACCTCTGTGTCCTCGTACTTGACTGCTGTCTTTGCAAAGAAGAACCTGTCCTTCCTTTTGTAGTAGGACTCTCGTTTTGTCTTTGTCTTACCACCAAATTTGTGGTAATCGTAATCACCTTGGAAGTGAGCTTTCAAGGCACAATACATTAGGTAAACGTCAACAGCCTGCATGATCTGATAATTTATTATCAACGGAGTTTGATTGCTGGAAGTGGGGCCTTTTTTACTTTCTTCTGTTTTGCATAAAAAGAATCACACGGTTCACCAGTGGTAACTGGTCCAACCGTCCCGTCCTTACTCACCTGTTTCATATAAAATTTTGAATGGAGTGGTAAATCTCCCGCATGAATACTTGTCGCATACTCACCAGTTGGGGAGGGATTTTGTGTTACCACATGACAGCCAACCCATGCATAGTTTGCGGGTCCATTATTTGCAGCAATCTGGCCAGGAGAACATGCTCCAAGAGCACTCACAAATAGTAGTGGTGCAAATAATTTTATATTCATTGTGTTTCTCCTATACCGGCAATTGTGCTTGACGAGGGAGAAAGTTTAAATCCCTTGCATTTGCTTCAATTTTTTGTTTGAGACCTTTGGAGAGTAAGTTGCTTACCGTATCGGGCTCGATACCTTCACTTTTACAATACCAAAGAACGGCTTCCATGTGAGTTATCTTTTTTTCTTTAGCAATATTTTCTATCTGAAGAGAAAATGTTTTAGTTGTGTTCATTTTGGTTCCCATTTATAAAGTTGAGGGGTTAACCGTAGACCCCTCCCGCACTTATTAGGTAGTGACCCCTGCTGCGTCCGAAGTCGATATACAGCAATAAGGTGGGGGTATTCTGTTACTAGGAACCCCCGAAACCCTATCCAATTACGCAGCTAGTGCGAAATCTTGAGATGCAAAATTATCGTTTGCATTTACTAATTTGACCAATAACGGAGTCATCCGACAGTTCTCCACTTTTCTATTCCACGCCAGTCGATCCTATTTCGCCCCCATCAAAAGAACACTTATCAAGA